CTGTTGGGGGTAACTATCACCGAGCAGTACCTGGCGGACGTGGTGGCGCAAGCCAAGGCCATCCCAGGGTCACTGAACGGCATTCTTCGTCTGCACTTCTGTGTGTGGACCGATGCGGAGACCGCTTGGATGACGCGACCAACGCTGGAACCGGCGCTGGCCGACTTCGATCCGCGCATGCATGAGGGCCGCAAGGTATACCTCGGCCTCGACCTGTCGCAGGTTCGCGATATCACCGCGCTGGCGGCGGTGGTGGAGACTGGCACAGTGCCGGTCGAGGTCGAAGTCGAGGGCGAGAAGCTTGTCATCGAGAAGCCAACATTCGACGCATGGATCGAGGCTTGGACGCCAGGCGACACGCTGGACGCGCGGCAGCTGCAGGACAAGCTGCCCTATCGCACGTGGGTCAACGGCGGCTTCCTGCACGCGCCACAAGGGCAGGCCATCAACTTCCGGCATGTGGCCCAAGTCATGGCCGAGTACGACATCCGCTACGACGTGCAGTTGGTCGCATACGACCGCTACGCCTTCCGCAGGTTCGAAGAAGAGGTCAACGACATTGGCTTGTCGGTGTCCTTCGCAGAGCACCCGCAGGGCGGCTGCAAGAAAGGCAAGCCTCTGGAGGCCGCGGTCGAGGCCGCAGAGCAGTCCGGACAGCCGGCGCCCGAAGGTATGTGGATGCCCGGATCGTTACGCCTGCTGGAGGAGGCGCTGCTGGAAGGCCGCCTGCGCTTGCGCCGGAACCCCGTTCTGGTGTCCGCAATCATGTCCGCCGTCATCGAATCGGACCGCTGGGGCAACAGCTGGCTTTCGAAGGCCAGATCGGCAAACAAGATCGACGCCGCCGTGGCCCTTTGCATGGCCATCGGAGCAGCACACGCCATGCCACCGGATACCGGCGGAATAGACCACTACCTGGAAAACGGCTTCTTTGGACTGATCGGATGACTACCTTTCGCTGGTACAACCCGCTGAGCTGGCGGTTCTTCGGTTACGACGACCCTGCCACGGGAAACTACGTGGAGGTGGACCTATGCACCGGTGGCCGAGGCACGAAGGCCGGTGTCCGGGTGACGCCCAAGAAGGCGTTGACGGTCAGCATCGTGTGGTCCTGCGTCAAAGTCCTGTCCGAGTCGGCTGCGGGGCTGCCTTGGAAGCTCTACGAGGACAAGAACGGCCTGAGAGCGTTGGTCAAAGGAACCAGCCCGCAGCGCCGACGGCTTTTGCGTCTGCTGAGCAAGCCCAACCCCTTCATCAAGTGGCTGGACCTGATCAAAGCCGTTGTGGTGAACATGGCGCTGCGCGGCAATGCCTTCGTCATCATCCAACGCGACGACGCAGGAGACTGGATCGGGCTTATTCCGCTGCCGGTCGACAGCGTCCGCATCGACACCGATGACGGACTGATCTACTGGGCAACGATCAACGGCAGCGAGACTCCGGTATCGCCGCAGAACATGCTGCATTTCAAGCTGTTCAGTCCGGACGGAATCGTTGGCTTATCACCGGTGGAGTACCAGGCTGAAACCATCGGTCTGGCGCGCGCTGCCCAGGATTGGTCTGCTCGGTTCATGCGAAAGGGGGGCTTCACCGGTGGATACATCATCTATCCGGGCTTCCTGACCAAGGAGCAGCAGGCGCAAATTAAGGCGAAGTTGCCGGATATCCGGCAGGGCGACGTGGACGATCTGGGAAAGATGGCCATCCTTCAAGGGGGGCCGACGATCACACCGGCCGGCCTGACGCAGAAAGACAGCCAGTTCATCGAATCGCAACAGTTCCAAGAAGAGGCGCTCGCCGGCATTTGGGGTGTGCCGCTCTATCTGACGAACCGCGCTCGTTCCACGTCGGTGCTCGGCTCGAATCTGGAGCAACAGACCAGCGGCTTCGTTACCTTCGGCCTGAAGCCCTATCTCGATGCCATCGAGAGCGAGATCAACGACAAGCTGTTCGCTGATGGCGACATGTTCGTTGAGGCCGTTGTGGAGGGCCTGCTACGCGCCGACAGCGGTGCCCGCTCCACCTACTACAAGACTGCCCTGGGCGGCTCTGGCGGATCGGGCTGGATGACGATCAACGAGGTTCGGGTGAAAGAGAACCTGCCTGTGCTTGATGGAGAGCAATACAACCAAGTCACCCGGTGGACCAGCAACAAACCTGATTCCAGTAGCGACGACCCAACGGGAGATCCCGCCAGTGCTTAGCAAATATTCCTGCCCGTTCGAGGTCAAGGCGGCAGACGATGCCGGCAACTTCGAGGGCTATGCCTCGGTGTTCAACAACGTGGATCTCGGCGAGGACCTGATCCTTCCGGGCGCCTTCGTCAAGGTGAAGACGACCCGCACTGGCCGACTACGCCTGGCGCTGTACCACAACCTGACGCGGTTGATCGGCGATGCCGAGTTCAAGCAGGACTACAACGGCCTTCACCTGAAGGGGAAGGTCAACCTCAGCGTGAGCTACGCCAAGGACGCCTACGAGCTGATGAAGGCCGGCACCTTGGACGAAATGTCAGTCGGGTTCAACACGTTGGAGGACGCGATTGAAACCCGCGAGGGACGGCGGGTGCGCGTCATCAAGAAGGCTGAACTGTGGGAGGCCTCGGTCGTCCCCTTCGGCATGAACCCGGAAGCGCAGGTGATGAGCGTCAAGTCCGACGTTCGCGCCTTCGAATCGGCCCTGCGCGAGCGCATGGGGCTGTCCCAGAAGGAGGCGGCGGCCGTCGCCTCGCTCGGCTTTCCTGCGATCCACCGAGACGGTGGCATTGGGGACACGGACACCGTGAAGCAGCTGCAGCAACTCGGCACATCCATCGATTCCATTTTCAAAGGAATGCACCAATGAGCGAGAACATCAGCGATATCCGTGAAGGCCTGGAAAAGCAGCTGAAGGACGGCTTCGCCGGCTTGCAGAAGAAGTACGACGCAGCCTCCGAAGAGATCCAGAAGGGCAACCAGGTCACCACCGACCTGAAGAAGCAGATCCAGACCGCCACCGACGACATTCAGAAGGTGGTCGACAAGGTCCTGAAGCTGGAAGAGAAGGGCATCGGCCTGGGCAACCAGCCGGGCACGAAGAAGGGCTTCATCGACTTCATCAAGGGCAACGACGAGTACAAGGCGCTGCAGGGCCGTGAGAAGTCGGCGGCCGAGATCGAGATCAAGAAGGACGAAATGGCGTCCATGCAGGAAGCCAAGGCGGTCACCAGCGCCGGCATTGTCGTGCCGAACTACGACCCGACCATCCAGCCGGGCATCCGCCAGGAACTGCGCATCCGCGACCTGATTCCGTCGATCTCCGTTACCGGACAGAGCTATACCTATTTCCGCGAGAAGCTGCACACTCGCGGTGCCGGTCCGGTTGGCGAAGGCACGGCCAAGCCGCAGAGCAACGTCACCTTCGAGCAGAAGACCGACCTGGTGAAGAAGCTGGCGGTCTGGATCCCGGTCACCGACGAAACCCTGGACGACGTGCCGCAGATGTACGGCTATCTGCAGCAGTTGCTGCGCTACGACCTGAAGCTGGAGGAGGAGGTCCAGATCCTGAAGGGAGACGGCACCGGCAACAACCTGCCTGGCCTGATGACCGACGCTACGGTGTTCGATGCCGACCTGTCGAAGGCGAGCGACACCTCGATCGACACCGTCCGCCGCGCGATCTACCAGGTGCGCAAGCAGTCGAAGCTGTCGGCCGACGCCACAGTGATGACCGAGCTGGATTGGATGAACATCGAGCTGGAGAAGGACAGCCAGAATCGTTACCTGTTCGCCAACCTGCAGGGCTTCGTGACCCCGATCCTGTGGGGCCGCCCGGTGGTTGCCTCGGACAGCATGGACGAAGGCGACGGCACCACCACCGGTGGCGAGTTCCTGGTCGCCAACTTCCAGCGCGGCGCCACGATCTACGACCGCATGAGCTTCCTGTTCAAGGTCGGCCTGATCAACGACGACTTCGTGAAGAACCAGCGCGTGCTGCTGGTCGAAGAGCGCCTGGGCGTGGCCAAGCGCCGCGTCGAAGCGTTCGTGAAGGGCCGCTTCAAGCCGCAGGCCTAATCGCCGCCAACCCCGAGAGTGGCCGGCCATGAGCCGGTCTCTCTCCCCATACCGAGTGACGAAGATGCAAATCAAAGCACTGTGGGGCTTCCGTGGCGATGCCCCGAAGCTCAAATCCTCGTCCGCCGATGTAAAGGCGGGCGATGTGTTCCCGGACGTGGACACCGAATACGGACACGCGCTTGTCGGCAAGGGCCTGGTGGTGCAGATCCACGAAGGCACCGCGCCCCAGGAGACGAAGCCGGCCAAGCCCAGCGAACTGAAGGTGGGCGAGGGTGGCAGCGTGGTCGAAACCACCAATGCTGATGGAGCGACAGACGCGGCAGGCGCCCAGACGACCGATGGTGAGGTGTCCGCTGTTTCTGCTCCGACCGCTGCCGACACCGTCACCGGTGCCGCGGCAGGCAGTCCGGCCACTTCCGACCAGGGCGGCGCCGATGAGCGGGCGCTGCTGATTCAGCAGCTTGAAGCTGCTGGCGTCGAGTTCGACCGTCGTTGGGGGCCTGCTCGCCTGGCGGCGGCGCTGGCTGAAGCCCAGAAGAAGGATCCCGCGTAATGGCCGTCACCCTCGACCTGGAGCTGGTGCGCAAGCAGTGCAACATCGTTGCCGACGTGGATGACGCCTTGCTGCAGCAGTACGTGGCAGCCGCGCTGGCGCACATCGAGCAGCACTGCGACCGGAAGCTGGTCGAGGGTGAGCCTGCAGGCCCGGATGAGATGAAGCTGTCGCCAGACGTGGTGCAAGCTGCCCTTCTGCTGATCGGGCACTGGGTTTCCAATCGTGAGGCGGTCATCGTCGGAGAGGTCTCAACCGAGATCCAGCTCGGCGTCGAGCGCCTCCTTTGGTACAGGAAGGCATTCTGATGCGTGCTGGCAAACTGCGCTGGAGGCTTCAGCTTCAGCGCCCCGAGAAGACACGGGACGACTACGGCGAGGAATCCTTGACGTTCGTCAACGTCGGGGAGGTCATGTGCTGCGATGAGCCGCTTTCTCTTCGCGGTACGGCTGCCGTCCTCGGGGTTGAATCCGGATCGATCAACGCCCCGGTGCTGCGCTGGTTAACGATTAGGCACCGGGGCGATATCGCCGAGGAATGGCAAGTTGTGCGCCAGACGGGCGATCGGGCCGGGGTTCCGATGAAGGTCATCGCGGTTCGAGATGGCGAGCGGCCCGACGAGATCAACCTTATCGCGAGGTACAGACGTGTCTGACTTCGATATCCACATCACCGGCTTGAGCGAGCTTGAAACGGCGCTTCTGGAGCTTTCGGAAAAGGCCGCCCGCCGGGCACTTCGAAAGGGCATGCGTCGGGGGGCCG